AGATGATACACCTTATTTCTACATTAATTCAGTTCAATATTTTATGGATCTGGTTAATGATGCTTTTGCTGATGCTTGGGCGGCATTAAAATTAGCACAAGGAGGATCAGCTGGTTTTCCAGATAGAGCACCTTTTTTACAATATAACTATGATGGAAATTTTACATTATTAGCAACACCAAGTTATATAACAACAGCAAGTCCAAGATTAACATTATATTTCAACTCAGCATTATATACTTTATTTAATGGTTTATCAGCAATACAAAATGGATGGGTAAATTCAACAGCAACCCCTATAAGAGCTAAAAATTATCAAATACTTATAGATGACGGACAAACAACTACAATAAATGGTGTAGTGTGGAATTATTGTTTAACTGAATACCCAACCTTACCATTTTGGTCGCCAGTTTCAAGCATTGTTTTCACAAGCCAAGGAATACCAGTAGAACCAACCAATAGCAATCCAACTAACGCTGTAGGAAATGCTACTAATTTAGGAGCAGTTAATAATAATATTAATTTAGCAAGTGTTATTACAGATTTTGATATAAATCTCAACACAGGCACAGAACCAAGACAAATAGTATATTACGCAACAGCAGGTGAATATAGGTTTTTTGATTTGAATAGTAATACACCATTAGCAGACATTAATATTAACGCAGGATGGAAAGACAAAATTACTGGTTCAATTCATAATATGTACTTATTTACAGGAGGGGGTGCAACATTAAAGCTTTTATTTAGGAAAAAGTCATTTTATTCAAATAATGGTTGAATATTAGTTTTAGGAAAAATATATATAGAAATAATTAAAATCTCATTTTCAAATTTTTTATCTTTTAAAATATTAATTAATCCAAAAATTATATGTTATATATATTTAATATAATTTATAATTAAAAATATTTTATCTCTTATATAATATATAATAAAATGTCCCAAGCAGTAAATACTTATCAAGTTCTCGATGATCGTTTAGCGATCCACGACGGCATCCAATACGGAGTAGAGGTAGGCGGTCAGTCTATTAATCAACAGCGCTTTAGCTCTCAAACAAAAACAGCTTCATCTGTCAGTGTGAATTGTCTAATTCCTTCTTTACAGACTATTATAGATAGACACGTTCTTTTGCGAACTACTTTTAACATTCAAATTAGTGGTGTTGTAGCGGCAAATGGTGCTTTTCTTTTGAATTACCCTACTAATGTAGCCCTATCACCCTTTATGTTTAGTCAAATGGTGAATAACTTGTCTTGTCAAGTGAATAACACAACTCTCAACAGCAACTACCAAGATACATTAACTACTATGTTAAGACAGATGAAACCAGAAGAATTAGCAAAGTATGGAGATTATACTTGTACTCAACTGGATTATTACCAATCCCCTGCTACTGCTGGTTCTCTATCAGCATTTAGATCTATTTTAACTGCCCCTGATTATGATGTTAAACCTCGTGGTTCTTGGGTTATTAACTCTATTGTTGGAAATACTGCTACAAATGCTATTAATCAAGCAAAATCCGTCACCCTTAATATTACTACTACGGAACCAATTTTCGTTTCACCATTTCTTTTTGGAGATGTTTTAGACGAACATAATAGTGGTTTATCTGGTGTTTCTTCAATAAATTTTAACTTCAATATTGGAAATGTTGGTCGGGTACTCACTTGGACGCCACTTGGTGCTGGTGATACTTTAACTGGTGTTGTTCTTGGTGGTGTAGATGCTAATAATAACCCTGTCCCTGCATTTAATAGTTTTGAAATTCTTATGACATTTATCAGCCCAAAACCTTCTCAACTTATCCCTCTAACTTGTGCTTTACCTTATTACCAATTGAATGCTTATAAAACATCTACTACTTCTGCTGATGCTTCTGCCCCCTTCAATTTTACCTCATCTATCGTCAGTCCCAATTGTATCCCTGACAAAGTATATCTACTTGTTCGTCCTGCTATTACTGATGTTGTTGGTGCTGCTTCTATAAATGATTTTAGATACCCAATTACAAACGTTAATATTACTTGGAATACTCAATCTGGTTTGTTAGCTACAGCAACACAGCAAGAATTGTACTATATGTCTAAACGTGCTGGTTTGAAGATGGATTGGATGAGTTTTAATGGTAAGGCTGGTGGTTCTGGTACTGCTGCTTTAGGTGCTACTCCTACCCTTCTTTCTGGTGGTATTGTATGTTTGGATTTTAACCAACATATACCCATTATGGAACAATATTATTCATCTGGATCACTCGGTCAATGGACGTTTCAAGCAACTATTACTTGTGATGGTATTGCTGGACGTGCTGCGGAACAAGTAGAACTGGTTGTTATCTTTTTTCAATCTGGTATATTTCAATCTACCTCTGGTTCTTCCAGTCAATATGTTGGTGTTCTTTCTAAGGATGAAGTATTACGTGTAGCCCAAGAAGAAAGTATGGTTAAAACAGAACACTATCGTGTTGTTGGTGGGGGTATTGGTTCGTGGTTGTCTTCTGCTATTAAATCATCTTCTCCTGCCATTAAATCATTTATCAAAGATAAAGCAAAGGATTTACTCCCTGCTGCCGCCGCCGCCCTCAATAAACGTTTAGGTTTAGATGGTTCTGCTATAAGTGCTGGGGCTATGAGTGCTGGTGCTGAAAGTGGTGGTCGCCGTCCTCGAGTAAAACATTAAAACATACTTTTAACAAAGTATTACAATAATGCAAAAATTTAAAAAATAAATAATTTAATTAAATATAATAATTTAATTAAATTCTACCATAAAATCTTTCTTCATAAAATCTATCTTGATATTCACTTGGATAATCTACTATAAAATCTTTATAATATCTTTTCCAATATATTTTATTAAGATCATTTAAATCTTTAATTTTCCTTTCATTTATTCTATTTACACGATTTGATACTATATTCAATAATGTTGTTAATTCATTAAATAAATATCTATCATTTTTAATTACTAAATCGTTGGTATATTCTATATATAAATTTTTATTACTAATATAATTAGAATAATTTACTTTACTTAATATACAATAATATAAAGTTTGTATATCAAAATCATAATTATTTATAAGTGATATTGGTAGATAAGTTATAACACCTCCAACACGTCTAACACTTTCATCAATAATTTCCATTTTTAATAATTTTAAGTTTTATAAATATTTATTTCTTATAATCTATTTTTAATTATAAGAAATATATTATTTTTAAATTAATTTATTTTACAAATATAATTTTTTAATTTAAAAAGAAAAAAAAAAGTGAAAACAAGATTTTTATATATTTTTTAAGATTATTTAATAAATCTCATATTCACATTAATAATATATTGGGTCGAACTTTACCCCTACCTCTAACATAAGGTGCTCTAATTGTTCTAATACTTTTACTATTAGGTGCTGGAAAGGATGTAGCATAACCACTTGGTGTTGGTGCTTGAAAATCTGGTGGTGCATAAAGACCCTTACCTGACATTTTCAAATACTTTTGTAATTCTTTATTTTGATCTACACTTTCTTTCATTCTTTGGCTTTTACTTCCTTTTTGCAATACATTAACTAAATTCTTATGTTCTTTAATTACTGATTTTAAAGGCATTTTCACACTTTTTCCTTTTCCTTTCTTTGGTGTTTTAGGTGCTACTGGTGGTGGTGTTGCTGGTGCTTGTGCTAATGTTGGATCTGCTTGGGGAACTGGTTGTAAAAAAGGCATTAAAGTAGGTTGTGATGATGTAGATGCTGATGTTTTTCTTCCAATTTTACCAGTAGCAATTGGTAATCCTTGTTGTGCTGCTAAATTAGCTGCTCTTTGGGCGTTTTTCAAATCCATTTTTTGTTGCCTAATTGCTTCAGCATCTATTTTCCTTTGTTCTCTTGCTAATCTTGCTGCTTCTTTACTTTGTTTCTCTGCTACTCTTTGTTGTTTTTTTCCTCTTAATGATGTAATATTTGCTTCTGTAAAAAATACGTGTGGTATTCTCGTTAATACACCATTACGAATATTTTCAACAAGTCTATCAACAGCATCTCTATCACTAAATAAATCATTTGTCGCCCAATCTTGAATTACATTTAATTTTGCTAATGTTTCTGTATCTTGAAGATTACTATTTAAATAATTTGCAAAACTTCTTGATATATTTTGATTAAAATAGATTACTAAAAAGTTGTACCTATTTATTAAATCACTAACATTAGTTCTTGGTGTATCTTCATAAAATTCACGCAAAGCATCATCTAAAGCATTTTTGAACCCATTTATATACCTATCTAATTGTGCTTTATCAGCTGGTGTAAGTACATCTGGTATTTCCCTTTGGTTGTCTTGCTGATAGGTTTGAATTAGTTTTCTTGCTAATTCTTGTGCTTCCTTATTGTATTTATTGTCTTGATCCAATATTTCATCATTACGAAATTTATTAATATTTACAAGTGAATACATTTTCTATATATAATAGTATATAATATAATTTTATTAATTAATAATTTTTAATTATATTATTTATTTTCTTGAATATGAGATTTATGATTATTATTATAAGATTATATAAAAATCTAATTTTCACTTCCTAAATGTATTAATGGTGTTTTAATATTTTTCTTTGCGTGTTTATTGACTAAATCGTGATGTATAATTGCTGATTGATATACACGTCCAAACCCTTCGATACGTATAGGTTTTCCTTTGGTATTTTTAATTTTCAATAATTCAGGATAGTGCATTTCCATAAATTTATAAGCTTCTCCATTTATAATTTTATCATATTCTTTAACAATTTTAGGCAAATCTTTCATATTTTTAAATCCCATATTTTTAAAAACATATTCACTCATTTTCCTACTTTCTGGATCTGTAAAACTTTCATTGAATAATTCTATTGCTTTTAAAATACTATTTTTTTTGTATAATTTTCCAACAGCGGAATTAAATAATTTACTAATTTCAACTAACTTGGTTCTTGGTATTACTTCTTCTAATTTCATAATTGCAAAAAGACGTTTTAATGCTTTATAATACTTTTTATCTTGTATTAATTCAATCATATCATTCGATAAAGATAATTTTAATTTATCATAATCTAATGGATCTTTATTAAAAACATATATTACTGATAATTCAATAAATACTCCTTTCATCAATAATACAAAATCTAATTTCACATAATCAACATCTGGATTGAAATATTTAAGAAATTCATAATTTTTCTCTTCTAACTCTTCTAATGTTTTCCATTTAAATTTTCTTCCATCTTTGTCTTGGACTTTTCCTTCAATAAAGAACATATCACTTCGCTGTCCTGTTTCATCCAATATTTCTAAACATTTGTTATAAGCATCATCTGGCTCAACATCGTGTCTAATTTTACAGAATAAATCAATATCACTTGGATATAATTGACTGCCATTACCACCTGTTCCTAAAAGTTGTAAAACATTATCATCCCATTTCAAAAGTTGTAAATAAGGTTGAATAATCGTAGTAGGAAATTTTTTTTCTATAACGTCCATTTTATTATATATATAATAGATATTATTATTATATTTTCATATTTAAATTTAAATTAAAATACTTTTTTAAGAAAAAAAAATAAAAGTATTTAGGAAATTATTATTTATTTATAATTGGTTGTGTTTCTTCAAGAGATGAAGAAGATGTAGATTTTTTTATATTTTTCCAACACTCACTCTCTATACAATCACCACAAATTTTAACTCTATAAATATGTAAGGAAGCAATAGCAGATATAGTTGCAACAATTAAAGCAGATATACTAATATAATCTATCATTTAATATATTAGTAGAATATAATTATAATATATTTAATAAAAGTATAATATTATAAATTATTTTTATTATTAAATAAATATATTATATACTATTATATATATAAAAATGTTTGACACTCCATACAACAAATTAATTCAGCAACAAGTTTTAGGTGTAAATGCTAAATTTGCCAATCGTCTTCACAATATTCAAGAAGGTGATGCTTATGATAATTTCGCTATGAAGCACGGCGGTGCTTATTCCGCTGGTTCTTATACATCTGGTCGTCGTCCTGTTCTTCGTAATGAAGAATACAGAACAAGTGGTTTAATGACATTACCTACAAATACCAGATCGGCAATACCAACTGGTGCTGTATCTACTCGTAATTCGAATTTATACTTACCAATAAAAACATCTGGTGCTTTTCAAACCCCAGAAAATGTTAGTCAGTTTTATCACAATGGTGGTATTCAAGGTTCTGGTGCTAAGAAGTACAATAAAAGAGAACATTTAGAAGAAGATAGTGGTAGTGAATGCGAAAGTGATGAAGAAGGTGGTGCTTATTCCGCTGGTGCTATGTCAGCTGGTGCTATGTCTGGTTTAAGCGAAAAAGATGCCAAAGAAAAAGTAGTTAATCTTTTAGTTCAACATTCAGGTCAAGGAAAACCCAATATGAAAAAGATTGTAAAATCTATGGTAAAGCATCTTAAAGCAAGAAAACACAAGCAACTCAAAGGAAAAGGTTTTTTCTCTAAATTATGGTCTGGTGTAAAAGATGTAGGAAGTAAAATAGTTTCAGGTGTAAAAGATATTGCAGGTATTGCAAAACAGGGTAAAGAAACATACGATCAAGCAAAAAGCATTTATAATACTTTTGTTCCAGCAACAGGTAAAGGTAAAATGAGTTTAAGTGATGCTGAAAGTATTGGAAAAGTATATGCTGATAATTATAGTTCATTAATGAATATGGCAGGTTCAGGTATTGCTATTCCAGCTCCTTTAGGATATAAAGGGGGTGTCAGTGGAAGTTATGAATTTCCAGTTCCTATTGGTGCGAATGCCTCTTATGGTGGTAAATCACGTCGTTCTAAGAAAAAAGAACCAGAAATGGAAGGTGATGGTTTTTTCAGTAATTTAGTCAATGAAAATAAAGCAGTTGTAAAACGTAATTTTGGTGGTAAAAAACGTAAAATAGGTGGTGCTACCTCAGGTGGTGCTATGAGTAAAGCAAAACATCGTGGGATGCTTATAAGCAAATTAATGAAAGAAAAAAAGATGACATTAGGTGAAGCATCCAAACACTTAAAAAGTATGTCTCATAAAGAAGGTGCAGGATTTTTTGGTGATTTATGGCACGGCATAAAATCAGTTGCTGAAACAGCAGCCCCTTTTGTTCCCTTATTATTGTAATTAAATATATTCAAATGTATTATTTTCTTTAAATACCTCGAAAATCTTCAAAACTCGTATTCAAATTGAAGAAAAACTTATTTCTTTGAATTGAAGACGAGATTTATGATTTTTTTTTAACATTTTTAATTAAATCTCATATTCAGTTATTTAAATATATTCATTTAGGAAAAAATTAAAATATATACTAATAATAGAACAATTAAAATAATAAATTTATTTAAATAAAAAAGTCTTAAAATATATTTTTTTTAATATTAATAAATATATTTAATAAAAAATTGATTTAAAGATAAATTATTATCTAAGTATAGTATATATAGCAAAAATGGAAACTATCAATATTGATGATAATATTATAATTGTTGTTGAAACACCAACACCAGTATCTCCTCCAAGTATTAAGAAGGTTATTAAAAAATGGATTAACAAGGATGGATCTATTGTAGAAAAAGAATACGACCAAAAGAAGTATTCAGCAAAACATTATGAAAAGAATAAAAATAAATATTTAGAGAAAACCACTTGTAATTGTGGTGTAGAATATTCAATCTCTAATAAAACTAATCACTTTGCAACAAGATTACATAAATTATATCAAAAAATGTCATCAGTAGCTGTTGCATTATAAATAATTTGAATTGTTTTAATATAAAAAAATTCAAATACTTTTTGGGGTTTTATACCACTTGTATTTTTACATTTAATTTTTTTTCAACATCTCTAATCGATGATGTTAAACTTGTTTTATTCCACAGCAGACTTTTAGCCCAGTACCCTGAACTATATAAATCATTCCAATCTTCATTTTTTCTATGACGCTGTAAATACCTTTGTTTTCTTTCTTCATCATTATGAGTTGTAAAATCTTCATATGGTACTCCATTTGGTCTTATTCCACCAAAGTCTATTTTTTTACCATTTATTACAACTCTTAATTTTTTATTTTTCAAAGGACTTTTTGAAATATATATTTCCATATTATAATATACACATATTTTATTTATTAAGTATTCTTTTTATAGAATTTTCCAATTCTTGGATCTAATTCTTTTAAAATATCAGTTTTTGTTAATTTTGAAAGTTCTTTTATAGTTTCAACTACTTTCATTTTTTCAGCATTTTTTGCATTTTTCCATTTATTAAAATCGTTTTTATATCTATCAAGCATTTTCACTTTATCTTCAATCACTTTAATATGCTCTTTTCCATAATGTTTTTTTAAATTATCTTCTGGATTTTTTGTTTTACCTTGTAATTCTTTTATTTCATTTTTTACTCTTACTTCGCTTTTTTTTAAACTTTCAAGACTATCTTCATACATTTGTAGATAATCTTTATATGATAGGGTTTTAGTGCCTTTTTTATAATTTTTTTTATAATCTGGTGATTTTAAAAAATTTATTTGACTTGTAATACTTTTAATTTGTTCTTGAATATTTTCTAATTTCTCTTCTGGTGTTGGTTCTCTATCTTCTGGTTCTGGTTCTTTTGGTTTTTCACCATATTTCGATTTAATCCAACCACTAATACGATTTTTTTTAAGCATTTTACCAATTCTAAATGTATCATCTCCTTTTTGTTCTTTCTGTGCTATTAATCGTTGTATAAATCCAGCTTGTTTATTTTGATTACCACCACTTTTATATGCAGCTTTTGTTAGAAGGTTATTAATACGATCCATTTCTTTATTATATATAATATATATTATATTTTATTATTATATTTATTTTTGAATATGAGATTTTTTAATAATATCTAAATAAATAAATAAAATCTCATATTCAGTTTTTAATTAAATGTGAAGCATCTATTTTTGCTGTTTTACCACCCATTACAGCACTATATACTCTTGCTATACCCCATTGAGAAGCACTTTTAACGTGTGGTCTTACACTTGAAGGATTACTATAAAATGCACCTTGACCTTTTAAAAAAATAGTTTTTAATCCTTCTAAATCATACCCAGTTATTTTACTTATCTCTTCTATTGAGTGTGATGTATCAATAGGATATTTATATTTTTTATTAAATTTTTCTTTGTAAGTTTCAACCATTATGTATATAGTAATATGATATATATATATTAATATTTTTAAATCTCGTATTCAGCAATTTAAATATATACAAATATAGAAAAAAATAAATATTTATTTAGATAATATAATATTATAAATATATTATAAGATATATATATAATAAAGAATGTCGTTAAATTTAGATAGAGTTGGTGCTACATTAGCACTTATTAAAGATGATCCAAAAATGAAAAACAAAATAGTAAGTGTTGCAACTGATAATTTAGGCGATGATGATATGAAAACGTACCAATCCATAAAATTACAAACAGGTAAATTTCAACCTATTGGCGATTGGAATAGAGAACGAAGTGTAGGCTATATAGTAGGGGCATCTGGTAGTGGTAAATCATTTTTTATTTGTGAATGGGTAAAAGAATATAAAAAGAAATTCAAAAGAAACCCTGTTTATTTATTCAGTAGTTTGGATGAAGATGAAAGTCTTGAACCTATTAATCCACAGAGAATTATATTAGATAATGATTTTCTTAATGAAGAAATAGATTTAACTATGTATAAAGATAGTTGTGTTATTTTCGATGATTGTGATACTATCAGCAATAAAAAAATAAAAGAACGTGTTTATACCCTTATGAATATGATGTTAAATACAGGTAGGCATTTTAATATAACTATATGGTGTGTAAATCATACAGCAACAGGGACTAAGATGGAAAGTAAAATTATATTAAATGAAGCACACTATATTGTATATTTTCCAGTAAATCAAAATAGACAATTGGTGTATATGTTAGAAAACTATTGCGGGATTGATAAAAAACAAATGACATACCTTAAAAATTTAGGCAGTAGATGGGTTTGTATTTATAAACATTTCCCCCAAGTTTGTATTACTGAGAAACAGATGTTTCTGTTAAATCAGTTATCAAAGGATGACTAAATATTTTTTTAAGATATGCTTTTTTATGCTGTTCTGTTAATGCCTTGATAAAAGTATCAAAATCATCTTGTAAAGGTATTGAACTCCAACAATCAATACACATAAACTCACAGGTTTTACTATTAACGAAAGTGTATTCTGGTTTTTCTATTTCTTTTTTGCATTCACAGCAAGAACATAAAGAAGCTACAACAACCTTTTTAGTTGGATCTTTGTATTCACCTCTTACAACATACTCTTCATCATCACTATTATCCATAATCTCTAAACAATCTAAAATATGCTTATCTTGAAAATGAGACATTTTACTATATATATATTTAGTAAAGATTTTATTTTTATATTTTTTATTTAATTAAGTAAATATTTAGTAAATTAATTAAAATTTAAAATCTTTACTAAATATATATATAGTAAAATGTCTTTCACTGAAGATTTGCAAAAACGATTAAGCGATAAAGGATTATCTCAAAACAGCATTCACCTTTACATCAAAAATCTTATTCGCCTAAATAATGGCGATCCATTAAGTAGTTTGAAACAATTAAGCAAACCTGAACCTGTTTTAGAAAAACTTAATAAGTTCAAACCAACTACACGTAAATCCTATTTGACTTGTATTATTTCTTGTTTATCTGTTTATCCAGAAAATAAAGTTTATAGTAAAAGTAAAAATGTATTTTACAAGGAACTAACAGATCAAGTAAGTAAAATGAAAGAAACCCCAAGTACTGAAATGACTAAAACCCAAAATGATAATTGGATGGATTGGCAAGAAGTTAAGAAACTTTTTGATGAAAGACATAATGCAGCTATGACCTTTTACAAGAACAAAACAATTACAGAAGCCCAATATACTCAACTACTAAATCTAATGGTTATGGCATTATATGTTTTATTACCACCAAGACGTAACCAAGATTATATGATGATGAATATTAAGAAGAATGTGAAAGATACAGATAGTAAAGAATTTAATTACTTAGATCTGGATAAACAAGAATTTATTTTTAATGTTTTTAAAACATCGAAAGAATACCCAAATACAAGAGAAGGAATACCTGAAGATTTACAGCATATTATTTCAATGTATCTAAAACATCATCCATTACTGAAAGGTAAAAAGATAAATAAAGATACAAATTTACCCTTTCTTGTTTATAGTGATGGTTCAAGGTTAGATAAAGTAAATAGTATAACACGAATACTGAATAAAATATTTGGTAAAAATATTGGGGTAAGTATGCTAAGACACTCATATTTAACAGATAAATATGGTAAAGATAATAAAGAACGTCAAGCAGACGCTGAGGCTATGGGGCATTCAGTGCAAACACAGCAATCATATATTAAAGAAAAAAAAGATGATTGACTAATCAACCCCGTTGAGAAAGACTTTGATGATTATTATTATTTTTTATTTAGAAATACCCAAGTTTATTAATTTTTCCATTTTCTTTAAATTAAATAATTATTAATATAAAAAAATATAATTTAAAAATATACAAATATACAAATTTAAAAACAATTTAAATATATTTAAAATCTAAATCTATTATATATATATTTAAATATGGCGGCTTTTACACAAGAAACATTTTTAAAACACGATGACTATATGACACCAAAAACAGCGTGGGAGGATATAAAACAATATATACCAAGAGATAAAATAATATAGGAGGCATTTTATGGTAATGGTGATAGTGGTAAATATTTAACTGAATTAGGGTTTAATGTAATACACCAATCAATAGATTTTTATAAGGAAAATAAGGGGGAAATTATAGTAAGTAATCCACCATTTAGCGATTGCAAAAAAATAATGAAACGTTTAAAAGATTTAGATAAACCCTTTATTTTAATTATGCCATCAAGTAAAATCAATACATCTTATTTTCGTGATAATTTTATGGATAAGAAAATACAACTAATAATACCCAAAAAGAGAATACAATTTATAAAATTAGTAGATGGTAAAGTACCAGAAAAATATAAAAGTGATTGTAATTTCGATTGCTTTTATTATTGTTATAAAATAAATTTAGAAAATGATATAACTTGGTTAAAATAAATATATAGAAATATTTAGGAAATTTGAATATATTAAAATTTGAATATTAGTTTTTAGTTTTTTCTTTTAACATTTTTTAAAAATCTCATATTCAAAATATTTAGGAAAAACATTTTCTAATTTATCTAATTTAAAAATATACAAAATATATTAAAATAAAAAATTGAATTTAATATATTAAAATAATTATAATAATTAAATATATTTAAATAATAAAACAATTTAAAGAAATATTATTATCTAAGTATATAATATAATATGGAAAATACAAATCTCAAAATGTTTAAACAATTCAAAGATTTTATAACTTTTGATTTACATATGAATGCTTATACCAACCAAGACGGAGAAATAAAAAAATGTGTTTCGTCATTACCAAGTGGATGGCAAGAACTAAAAAAATCTAAACAATCGCCTATGGTATATAAAAAAGATGAAGGAAATATTAAGCCTAATGGCATAGGAATATGTATAGATAATAGCAATTTATCAACTATAGATGTTGATGAACCAGAAGAATGTGATATTTTAGAACAACTAAAAGTAGATTGCAAATTCTGGGTTCAAACAAAAAATGGTTTTCACTTTTATTTCAAGAAAGAGAATGTATTGCCAAGAAAGAAATTATGTGGCATAGCAGATATCAATACTGGTTTATTATATTATTGTCCTACATATACACATAATGAAACTGGTGAAGAGTACCATTATTCATTAGAAAAAAGTGAAGGATTAGTAGATATGCCAGAATATGCAATAGATTGGTGTAAGATGTTGATTAAAATGAAAGAATTAAGTGAAAAGAAAAATGGATCTAAAAATCCTACAAAAAAATCAACAATAGAAAAAATAATAATAAAACCAGATTTAGAAATAGAAAAGTTCGATATGAAGACGATGGATGATATATTTAATATTTTATGTAATCAAATTATCAAGCATCCAAGAAAAGATAAACAAGTATCTTGTTTAGAAACATATGAAGGATGGCGTGATATTGCTTATATAGCAAGACACATAAACAATAGTGAAAAATCATTCAAGTTATTTCATAAATATTGTTGTGCTACACTAAAACAAAAAATACATAATGAAAATGATAATAGAAGGGCATTTTTTGGTAAAGGTGAATATAATGAGAATTTTGATGAAAATGGTGTTCTTATCAAGTGTAGTAAAATAAACCCTACAAAGTTCAAGACCACTTTACAATATTTATATAAAAGTAAATGGGATGATGCTTTAATCCATATGAATTTCAAATATATTTATCCAGATGATAATACAAATGATGAAATGTTTAATAATTGGGTTAAAAATTATAAATGTTTGGGTATTAGATCCGCCTATGGTACTGGAAAGACATATGGCTTTAAAAAATTAATAGAAAAGTTCAACTTTAAAAGAGTTTTATTTATAACTTATCGCCAATCATTAGCACATAATTTCAGTATCGATTTAAGTGAAAAGTTTGGATTTGTTAATTATTTAGATGAAGGTGTAGATGTAAGAATGGCAGATAGACTTATCATTCAGTTAGATAGTATTAAAAAATTAAATGGTTCATATAATTATTTCACACAAGAAGACAATATGCCAAAATATGATTTAATTATTATGGATGAAATAGAAGGTTTATTAAACCATATGTCATTTGATAAATTAGATCAAAATGTGATTTGCGATTACTTAGAAAGATTAATCCAAAAAGCACCCAAAGTTTTAGCATTAGATGGTGATATGAGTGATAGGTCATTTGATTTTATTAGTAATGTGTGTCCTACTTATAAGTTTTATGCAAATGATTTTAAACCAAATAAAAAGAATTTCTTATTTACTCATACAAAAAGTTATTTTGAAAAATGTGTAGATGATGATTTAAAAGCAAAAAATAAAATTGTTATTGTTAGTATGACTAAAAATGATACTATGAAATATTATGAAATGTATAAAGATAAACATATAATTTGTATTCATAATAGTATCATAAGAAATAAAGAAATATTAAAAAGGGCAAATGAAGAATGGGCTAAATGTGATTTGCTTATCTATTCACCAAGTGTAGAGGCAGGTGTAGATTTTAATATTGTGAATTATTTTGATAAATGTTATGCAATATTAGATAATCATAGCACATCTTATAGGGCATTTTGTCAAATGTTAAATCGTGTTCGATATTATAAAAGCGATGAAGTATTATGTTTAATGCCCTTTAATATGCCTTATAAAATAGATGAAATATTATATAGATTTGATGAAATGCGGCTTACTAAATATCAAGGGTTAGAACAATCAACCCTTATAGATATTCTAATCCATAATGATACAGAAAAAATAAATAGTACTAATTATTTTATGTGTAGTTTAATAAATACACTTACACAAAAAGGTCATACACATAAATATTTGAATGACTTACCAAAAGAAATAGAAAAAACTGGAAACAAAAAAGTAAATATAAAAGAAGAAACAATAAAACAAATCGCAAAATCAAGTATAATATCAACCCAAGAGTATGACTATTTATGCGATCAACAAAGACAAAATAAGGAAATAACAATAGAACAATATTATCAAGTACAAAAGATATTCTTATCGAGAGTATGGAAAATAGAACCAGAAATAATGAATATAGCTTGGATAGAAGCCCATTATAATTTATCCAATATGCCTAAAAAGTTTATAAAAGTAAATATAAAAAAAGAAGATAGATATGAAGTAGATGATAGTAAAATATTAGATAATTTTGAATGGAAAAAATGTGATAAATTGCAAGAAATATTTAAAAAGATTGGTTATGAAGTAGGTGATATGAAAATAACACAAAAGACAAAACCAGATTTTGAAACATCAACACAATTATTAACAGATTTTGTTAAAGATAAAAATTTCAAAACACTATTTAATAATGATAGAACATTAAAAGATATTAATTTATTAAAAGTGGTTAATGAAACCTTATTAGAGTATGGTTTTGAATTAACAAAAAAGAAAATTCTGGGTAAAAGAGATGAAGAAGGAAAACAACCAGTATCATACGAACACGAATTAAAGCATAGACACCAAATAGTAGATTACATAGAAAGACGGAAAAATGAAACAGAAACAAGAGATAAAAGAGATAAAAAACTACAAGAAGAATATAAAATAAACATAGAAGCATTAGATGCTTAAAAATAATTTGTATAGATTTACGCAAAATTATGATTATATAGTTTTGCGTGAATTAAGTGAATATGAGATTTATGAATATATCTTAAATAAATAATGAAAATCTCGTCTTCGAAATATTTAAATATTAATAATATTTGAATATATATTAATACTGAATATGAGATTTATGAATATATCTTAAATAAATAATGAAAATCTCGTCTTCAATTCAAAGAAATGAGCTTTTCTTCAATTTGAATATGAGTTTTGTGATTTTAGAGGCATTTTAAGAAAATAATGCATTTTAATATATTTGAATATCAACACTTGTCTATATTTTCACTAACTATTTGATCGTAATCTATATTGTCTTTATTTTTAATATTTTTCATCATTTGATAATAATCATTCAAGGATTTATTATATTTCAAAAGCATATATAAACGAAAACAGCAATGTCTTCCACAAGTGGATACATCTAAGTTTTTTTTATTTTGATAATCAATGTAATTATAAACAACAGGCATATTTGTTTTGGATAATAAAATGTCTAAATAAGGTTTTTGTTGTCCTAAAACTCTATTCATTTTTTTAGACCATTCTAATGGTGTCGAAGGTTTTGAGCCATAAGAACAGAAAAATTCTATAGTACCTTTATTATTTAAACACATAGTCCAATGTCCGCTGTTTGGTTGTTGCAAGTATAAGAGGAAAAAATGGTCTTTATCCTTAGGTAATAATTCTTCAATATTACTAACATTTTTTAATTCTGGATATGTAATAATTCATGATTTAGGAAAATATGCGTGTATGTCATCATCCCCCATACTATCGTATTCGATAGTTTTCAATTTTTTAGGGGAGAAATTAGTAGTTTTTATAATTTTATTTATTTCATTTGGTATAGACATTTTATTGTATATATATATATTATATAATTATAATATTATTTTGATTGTAAATTTGATTATTTATATAATAAAAATATATATCATATTATATATATACAATAATGTCGCAAAGATTTTTATTAAATAACATTCAAAATGAATTAACTATCCAGCAAGAGCAACTGGATAGTTTAGTAAATCAACAGGGAAATTTTACACAACCTTATCCAAGTGATATAGTTTTATTAAATAAAGATTTACAAGGTATAAATACTATTCAAGGTTTTAGTGGTGCAAATGTTTCATTTTCTAATGACATTAATTTAACAGAACATAGCATTAATAATGTATTACAAATAAATACACAAAGTATTCAGGATCTTGGAAGTATTAAAAACACGTTAAATGAAACATTAAATATAGAATATGATGGAGCAACAATACAACGAATTACTATGGATGATACTGGAATACGAATGACAGCGGATGTATTAAATGGAAATTCAGTTTTATTATACAATAATGTTGGAAATTTATTATTTCAAAATGGAGGTCAAAATATAACAAACTCATTAGGAACAACTACATCAAAAAATATAATTCTAACACAAGCTGGTGGTGGTAGTATTACATTTGCTGATGGTACTATACAAACCACAGCAGGTGGTGGGGGCGGAGGCGGTAGTATGAATAATCCAAGCACGGCAGTATTAGATATGGCAGGTTTTGATATTGAAAATGTGAATAACATATTTTCACAAAATAGTTCATATTTTAATATAGCAAATTTGAATGAAAATGGAGCAAGTGTAAATGCTGTATTGTTAGATAATGATGGTGTTAGTATAACCACTAATGGAACAAACATAAATCCAAATTCATTAATATATGATGTTGCTGGAAATTTGAGTTTGAATGGTGGTAGTCAGCAGATCAATAATATACAGCAATTAAATACACAAGTTGGTTTATATACATCTATAAATGGTTTTACTGAATTAAATATGGAAAATGATGGTGGAAATGCTGGTGGTTATATTAATAATGTATCACAAATTTCAACACTTGATAATAATGTTATTTATCCAATAATGTCATTTGTTAATGCTGGAAATATAGATTTTAATGGAAATAATTTGGGAAATACAAATAGTCTTACTACTAATCATTTAAGTATAACAGAAAATTTAGTATTTGTTGATGATTTTCCAAATCAACAGACAAAACCATATTTAAATCAAGATATACAAACATTAACATCAACAGACAATACAATAACCATAACACAAAATGGAACTGATATACATAGTTTTAATTTAGCTGGTAATAATTTCAACACACCAAGCAATCAAAATTTAGATATGGATGGTAATGAAATTTTAAAAGTTTTTGCATTAGGAGGTGATAATATAAATGATTTGACAATAGAAAATAATAAAGATATTAATGTATATTCAAGACAGCAAAAAATAGATTTGCGTAGTAATCAAAATGGATATGAAAATTCGACAGGATATACAACAGAATTATTATTAAATAATACAAGTTGTAATTTGAATGTATATGATAATGTAGCATCACCACAAACCATAGCATATACAGCATCATTAGATACAACAGGAAAATTTAATGTACCAACTTTAGAATTAAAACAGGGCGGAGGGGGTAGTATTAAATTTGCTGATGGTAGTATTCAAAATACAGCTTCTGGATCTGGTGGGGGAAATTTCAGTACCCCGAGCAATCAAAATTTAGATATGAATACAAATGATATTTTGAATATTGGTAATATGCTGACAAGTAATGTGCAATATTCTTATATTGCTACACCTAATACTAATAATAATTTGGAAATACATACAGGGCTACTTAATAAATTTAGTGATGGTTATTGTGGTGTATTTTTAGATGGGGCATATAGAGAAATAGTTTTAAATGTAGATACAGGCACAAATGGAAATGGAAATGCTAATAACATAACTTATGATAATTTTGGTAATTTGACTTTTTCAACAACAAGAGGTGTAGCAAGTCAAAATATAACAAATTCATCAGGGACAACTACATCTAAGAATTTTCAATTAACACAAGGTTCTGGTGGAAATATTAGATTTCAGGATGGAACAACACAAAACACAGCCTCTACTATGTTTAATCCAAGTATTGCAGATTTAGATATGGATAGTAATGATATATTACAAGTGAATAATATAAATACTATAAATATTAATGGGTCAGCATACCCCCCACCACCAGTATTTGTTGGAAATGCTACTGAAAATTTGAATATGAATGGATTTGCTATACAAAATTTCGGTCAATTAGTAGGTGTAAGTGCCGCTATATCATTACCAAATCAAGAGTTAATAGTTGCTGGTATAGATAATAACGATCAAGTTCAATCTTTTGTAGGTATTAGTAATGGGATAGGTGTAGAATTTGTTAGTAAGTTTCAAACATTAAATCAACATATGAATTATGATAATAATGGTGATTTAGCATTTACAAATGGTAGTCAAAATATATATAACACATTAGGGACAACAACATCAAAAAGTATAATCCTAACACAAGGTGGTGGTGGTAGTATAACATTTCAAGATGGTAGTATTCAAAATACGGCTGGAGGTAGTGGTGGGGGAAATTTCAGTACCCCGAGCAATCAAGATTTAGATATGAATACAAATGATATTTTACAAGTAGGGAATATAAACTTATCGACAATAAACCAAACCGCATACCCCCCACCATCTACTTGGGTTTCTACGGCTACAAGTGTTTTGAATATGGATGATAATGATATTTTGAATATTGGTAATATGCTGACAAGTAATGTGCCATATTCTTATATTGCTACACCTTCCACAAATAATAATTTGGAAATATATACAAATATATTTAATAAAGATAGTGATGGATATTGTGGTGTATTTTTAGATGGATCAGATAGAGAATTAGTTTTTAATGTAGATACTGGAACAAATGGAAATGCTAATAAAATGACTTATGATAATGATGGTAATTTGACTTTTTCAACACCAAGAGGTGTAGCAGGTCAAAATATAACAAACACATTAGGAAAAACAACAAGTCAAAGTTTAGAATTAACACAAGGTGGAAATGGAAGTATAAAATTTCAAGATGGCAGTGAAATGACAACAGCAGGTGGAAATATGTTTAATCCAAGTATTGCAAATTTAGATATGGATAGTAAAGAAATACAAAATATTAAAAAATTAAATGGTGATAATACTGAAACATTAGTAATTCAAAATGTTGATTATGATATTAATCTTAATGTATATGAGAATACAGCATTAAAACGTCAATTACAATTATCTCAATTAAGTGGATTTTTAGTTGGTTTTGATAATAATAAATCAATTAATTATGATCTAAATGGAAGTTTAACTTTTGAAGGTAATGGTGATGAAAATATAACTAATGAAAATGGAATAACAAAATCTCAAAGTTTTGTAATAACAAGAGATGGTGGTGGTAGTATTAAATTTGCTGATGGAACTATACAGACAACAGCAGGTGGTGGATCTGGTGGGGGAAATTTCAGTACCCCGAGCAATCAAGATTTAGATATGAATACAAATGATATTTTACAAGTAGGAAATATAAATTTATCGACAATAAACCAAACCGCATATCCACCACCATCTTCTTGGGTTTCTACGGCTACAAGTGATTTGAATATGTCATCATTTGATATTACAAATGTTGTAAATGTGAATGGTGTATCATACCCACCACCATCATCTTTTGTAGGCACAGCAACTGGAGATTTGAATATGTCATCATTTGATATTACAAATGTTAGTAATATAAACACTACAAATATAAATGATATTCAAGCAAGACCAAGTAATACATATTGGGTAAATGAAGGAGTAAATTATTTAGAAGATGTATTGCCAAATATGAGTGTTGGAGATGTATGTTATATTTCATCTGGTTCTTTTTCAAAACCATCAACAAATTTAGTCATCAATAAAACAAATGTGGGTATTATAGCACCAAACGTTCATCCAGCAATTACTGAATTTATATATAATCTTATTACAATTCAAGGCACACAAACACGTATTGCAAACTTACAATTTGATGCGAATGTTGTTTCAACAGCATCATTATCAAGATTTGATGATTGTGATTTTATGAAAAATGCTACATTTACACCATCAGGATATTTAACAATAAATAATTGTGAATTTGTAGGGACAGGTTTTACATTGACAATACCATTTTTTACATCAGCATCAGCAGTTTTATTTACTAATTGTAATTTCTCAGGTATTACTTTTGTATTAAATAATCCTTCACCATTACAAGTATATTTTAACAATTGTATAGGATTTGGTGCATCTTTTCCTACAAATGCTACTTTTGTAGGTATTAATTCAAAAGCTGATTTATCTACTACTACAACTACAAATAGTCTTACATTAACTCAAAATGCAGGTGGAACTATCAAATTCGCTGACGGAAGTATTCAATCTACCGCAGCTGGTTCAGGTGGTGGAGGAAATATGTTTAATCCTTCAATCGCAAATTTGTCAATGTCAAATTTCAATATTACAAATGTAGAAGATATAGATTTAACTACTATAAATGGAGCGGCTTACCCACCCCCATCATCATTTGTAGGCACAGCAACTGGAAATTTGAATATGTCATCATTTGATATTACAAATGTTGTAAATGTGAATGGAGTATTATACCCACCCCCATCATCATTTGTAGGCACAGCAACTGGAAATTTGAATATGGAAAATAATAATGTGAATAATGTAAATACATTAGGTATTAAAACAGGTGGTGATATAGTATTTTCAGGTGATAATTCGACACAAACAACAGCATATAAAAATTTAGATATACAAACACTAACATCGACAAATAATAGTATAACAATAACACAAAATGGAACTAACGTTCATAGTTATAATATAGAAGCAGTAGGATCTGGAGATGGTAATTTCAGTACCCCGTCATCAGTTAATCTGGATATGGATAATAATAGTATTTTACAAGTAGGAAATATAAACTTATCCACAATCAATTTAGCACCATATCCACCACCATCTTCTTGGGTTTCTACAGCAACAAGTGATTTGAATATGGCAGGATATAAAATAAACAACGTAGAAAATGTAGAAGAATGTGGTGGATTAACTGGCAAACCAAATATAGACATAAATGTAAATGCTATTGATATAAATAGTGCAATACAATCAGTTTTAAGTGTTTCTAATGATAGTGGTGTTTCTATGACTACTAAATTTCAAACAACAAACCAACAGATGTTTTATAATAATACTGGTGATATTACATTTCAAAATGGAGGTCAAAATATAACAAATTCATTAGGAAAAACTACATCTAAGAATTTTGAATTAACACAATCAGGCGGTGGATCTATTAAATTTGCAGATGGAACAGAAATGACAACAGCTTCTGGATCTGGTGGGGGAAATTTCAGTACCCCGAGCAATCAAAATTTAGATATGAATACAAATGACATTTTACAAGTAGGAAATATAAACTTATCGACAATCAATTCATCAGCATACCCCCCACCATCTTCTTGGGTTTCTACAGCAACTGGAAATTTGAATATGGATAATTATACTATTACAGGAGTTAATAATATCACAACAGCAAATTTTGCGTATAATTATATTACTACACCTTCTTCTTCTAATAATTTGGAAATACATACTAATTTTAATAATAAAACATCTGGTTATTGTGGTATATTTTTAGATGGTGGAGCAGAAAGTTTAATTTTTAATGTAGATACAGGAACATCTACAAGTGGAGATGCTAATAATATGACTTATAGTGCTGATGGTAATTTAACTTTTGCAACAACAAGAGGGGAAGGAGGACAAAATATAAGTAATTTATTAGGAAAAACTACAAGTAAAAGTTTTGAATTAACACAAGGTGGTGGTGGATCTATTACATTTCAAGATGGTACAACACAATCTACGGCTGGTGGTGGTGGAGGAGGTGGAAATATGTTTAATCCAAGTATAGCAAATTTAGATATGGGAGATTTTAGAATAAACAACGTAGAATATATAGCTGAATGTAGTGGATTATCTGGAAAACCCAATGTAGAAATAAATATAAACGCCCCAGATATAAATGGTGCTACACAATCATTTTTAAATGTATCTGTTGATAGTGGTGTTTCTATGACTACTAAATTTCAAACATTAGATCAACGGATGTTTTATGATAATAATGGTGATATTACATTTCAAAATGGAAGTCAAAATATTAAAAACTTAATAGGTAAAACTACGTCTGAAAATTTTGAATTAACACAGGGTTCAGGTGGAAATATAAGATTTCAGGATGGAACAAGTCAATCTACCGCAGCTACTATGTTTAATCCAAGTATAGCAAATTTGAATATGGCAAATTTTTCAATAAATAATGTAGGAGGATTAAATTGTAGTGCTGATGCAATTATAAATTTACAAGGTGGTGTTTTAACAAATTATGCTGAAGGAAAAGATTTAAATATAATTAATGAACCAGCTGGTTTAGGAACTATAGCAAGTCAAATTATAATTGATAATCTTAGTGATATAGGAAATATAAATATTTGGCAAAGTGGTTATGATATTTGGACTAATGATACAACAACTAATAATAATATTCAAATATCAAGTCTTGATAAAGTTATGATTAGAAATAGTAGAGGATATGGTATTCATTTGATGGATGCTGTTAATACAATAATTCAAGAAAATATATATAAAAGTGATTTATTATTACAAAATGGAACAATAGTTTCAACAGCAATAAAAAATTTTGGTGGAGTTTTAGATACTACTATTTTAAATTTATCAAATGATGGAACATTAAATTTGACTACAACAAAATCATCAGGTACAGAATTAAATATAAATGGTGGTGTTTTTCAATTAAATGGAGGATATATAAAAAATCAAACGGATGCCAAAGATTTATTGATACAAAATAATACAATTAGTACTATTCAAAGGAGTGATTTAGTTATTGAAAATTTAAATAATATAGGTAATATAAATATTTGGCAAAATGATAATAATATTTGGAGTAATGATACAACAACTAATAAAAATATTCAAATATCAAGTATTGATAAAGTAGTAGTTCAAAATACAAAAGGACAAGGTATTCATCTATTAGATGCTGTGGATACAACAGGACAAATAAATACATATAAAAGCGATTTATTATTACAAAATGGAACAATAGTTTTAACATCAATTAAAGCACAACCATCAACAAGTATAAGAACAGCAACTTTAACATTAGATAGTGAAACATTAGAATTAACAACAAATACAAATTTTCCTGTAATTAAAAATTTATTAGGAATAATATATAGTAGAGATTTTATATTAACACAAGGTGAAAATGGTGGTATAACTTTTGCTGATGGTACTATTCAAACAACAGCCCCTACTAATACATATGGATGGAATATATTTGAAAAAACAGCATTTGATGATGGATCAAGTTTAGCTGATTGGTTAATTTTTGGTGGTTCAGTAAGACAAAATCTTTATAGAAATATAACTTATTTACCAATTTATTATCCATTAGAAAGTCAATATTTACCTGCTGGAAGATATAAAATTGAAGTAAATTTAAAATATCAAATAATGACAAATCAAGCATCTACAACATTTGTAGAATTAGTTTATCAATATACAGACAATGTTGGTATTGTAATGAATGTCCCTTTTACATCATATTTTTTTATACCACAAGGACTGATGGGACACTATGGAACACATACATATTTTAATTATTGGGATATAATAGACACATCACCAGCATCATATGTAAATAGAAAATTATACGCTGATATATATAATGATGCTGGTAATAGTTCAACAATAGAATTATCATTAGAAAATGGTAGTATGATTGCTGTTTCATATTTACAAGCATTTCTAAATTCTTAAAAAGTGAAGACGAGATTTTTTATATATCTTTAATAAAATATATAAAAACTGATATTCAGTAAAACATTATTTTAATATATTTACGTTTATTTATATTTAAATAAATTAAAATCTAATATATATTTATATAACCAAAATGAGTAAATTTTCAAATTGTTTAAAACAAGGACAAAAATATGAAGATGAATTATTGAAGCATATTGAATATGATACATTTAGGACAAGTCAAGATATGGGAGTATTCTATGATTGGGATATAGAAACAACCAAAGATGATATAATAACATCATATGAAGTAAAGAGCGAACATTTAGCATCGAGGACTGGTAATATATGTGTCGAATATATAAATAACAATAAAAAAAGTGGGATAGACGCAACCAAAGCTGATTATTGGGTACATTTTGTAATTCATTCAACACATTATGATATGTATGTCATACCAATAGAAAGATTAAGGGATTTAATAAAGAATAAACAATATTTAAGATCATTACAAGGAGGAGATGGTTATAGATCACATTTTTATTTGTTTCCAACTAAAAATTTACAAGAGTTTAAAAGAACTACTCATAAACCAATGTGTTTAATAAGCATTTGATGATTTACTGATGTTTTACGAGTAAATTATCATATATATATTTACAAGTAAATGTAAAAAACGAAGATTTTGACAATTTACTATACATTTACGAGTAAAAATGAATTCATTTTTACTCGTAAATACTCAGTAAAGCAATATAAAATGATTTACAAGTAAATTTTTATAATATATTTACTGGTAAATTATCAGTAAATATAAAATTCTTACATTTTTGCATATAATTTTTAATTTAGGAAAAATATATTATTTATATATAGAATATTTATATTTTAAAAATATCTATTATAATATATATAAAAGAATGGATAATCCAACTCATACATATTTAGACATTAATCTTGTAAATAATAAGATTAACGCAGATGATACAAGCCCAACACCTATTATTTTCAACACAAGAAGAGATGCAGATTACTTAGCAAACCCCCAAGACTATTATGTGTCTGTTATTCGTTGGTCGCTTGATTGTCGATTGCCTTTAATTGTACCACAATTAGTATTAGGATCATCAGTTCAAAGCGATACAAAAGGAGATTATTTTGATAGTGTTTATGTCATTACTATCCAAGCACCAAGTGGATACTATGGAGAAAGTAGAGTAAAATTTCGCACACAAACAAGTATATCACCACCACCCTTTTCTACTATAACTGATATTTCAATATTATATGATACACCTTATTTCTACATTAATTCAGTTCAATATTTTATGGATCTGGTTAATGATGCTTTTGATGAAGCGTGGGCGGCATTAAAATTAGCACAAGGAGGATCAGCTGGTTTTCCAGATAGAGCACCTTTTTTACA